ACTCCTGCACATTAGTAACAACAACATCATCAGCGTGTTCCGCTTTCTTGATTCGTTCCTTCATCATTTCCCCATATCGTGTTTTGTCAATTTCAAAACATTCTGGTACATCCTTATAAATCTTTGTCACTTCCATTGTTGTAATAATTGTTATTTCACTCATTGTTTTTCTCCCTTCATTTTTCCCAATCTAATTTCTGCCCACACTCTGTACAATAATTTCCGAACACATGAAAACTTCCACAAGTAGGGCATTTTTCGTGTTCTCCTTGATAGTCTGGCTTCTTCGGTATCTGCTTTTCAATAGCAACTCTTATGGCAAGCCAAAACGATTTTCCACCACTTCTTCCATATGGCTTTTGACCATCCCACGCTTCCGCTATTTCCTTGTAATCAACCGTCATACTCATTCTCTCACTCTCCTATCTGCTAAATATCCATTGGGTCGCAATCGGGATTCGGGCATTCCCCATAATCTTCGTAGCACTTAGCACAACAAAACATACACTCCCAATAGTCCCCTATTTCGCAACTGTCACACACTGACGGTTTTTTATAATCTTCTGACATATTATTTACCTCTCAAAACTACGGTTTAGTGAATTATAGTCACTGCTATACACTCCAACGAGGTTTAATACGAGTATTCCATGCTTTTACTGCTTTTCCCGCCTCTGAATATGCTCCAGAATTGCTTTTACAGTGCGTACATGTTATACAATAACCATTAACTCCCTTATCTATTTTTGCTTTGTATTCACCGCAAAACGGACATGGTAATAATTTTACTTCGTTCATTATATTTACACTCCTAACAATCAGTTTTCTAAGTTATCCTCATAATGCTTAACCGTTATTAACATTCCTATAAAAATTCCTAAAATTAAACATACTATTCTACTTACCCATACCCAAGCCATATCTACTCACCTCTCTAAAAGTCAGTTCAACTCCAATTCAGCATCTAACTTGAAATGCTCATTTTTAATACGTTCCCACTCTTTTTCTCTTGCTTTCTTTCTTCCAAATAGTGGCTTTACTGCAAATACTTGTCTTATTGCTTCGGCACAATTTACAGCCGTAAACATAGACCATTGACCGTCACAAGCACGTCTGTTGCACCATTTGTCAAATTCTTCAAAAGTCACATCTTTCATTTTCTTTTTCATATCTCATTACCTCTCACATTCAGTTTAAATAAATTCTGTTTTTCCGTTTAACATACTTTTACAAATACCAAATGGCATCATAAGTCTTTGCATTGCCAATTCTGCTTGCCGTTCTCGTTCCTCATACCATTCTGGCATCATTATTTCTCTTTCCCAACGCCACAATCTGAACCAATCGGTACGCCTATGAAGTATGTAAAATAATTTGTAAAATGCCATACTCATTCCTCCGCTAAAGTTTTCGTTACCGCACTAACCGTTAAAACGCAAATTCCTCTGACGTTGCGTATTTTTTCCAGTATGTATTTTCATATTCAATAAACCTGACAGAATCCTTTTCCTCCTGCAGATAACTATTCACAAATAAATTCCCATGCAGCATTACTTTAAAAATACCGCTTCTGACAAGCCTGTCTTCCATGAAATACACTTCACCGTTATTATCAAACAACGCAAAGTCTGTGTAATTAGTAAGGTCTGCCGTGTATGCGAACGGTTTATAAATTCTGCCTACTTCAAAACCCTCAAACGGTTTCACGCAACAAAACGCTATATTCGAAGTTTCATACTTAAATCTCGGGGCTATCAGCCCCACTTTTCTTTTTATAAACATCATACCTCCACACCGCTCTTATATGGTTCTGGAAGTGGTCTCCACGCTTCATAATATCCGCATTCAAAATCATTCTTCGCACCCATATAAGGCATATATACATTTACACTTATCCATCCTTCTTTGTCGCAAGTAAGAACAACCGCATTTTCTTCTGGAAGTCTTTCTTTGCAGGGAATCCAACCATTGTTATATTCATCTGTAAGTTTTTTATATAATTCCTCCGCTTTGTCATTCTTAAAACTGCTTACCGTTTCAACACCGTCCTGCGTTTTTCTACCGACTACCAACATCGGCATATCATAATTTTCTTCATATACTACAATCAATACATCTTCTTTCATTTTGTCCCCTGCCTTTCATCAAGTATCTTCTGAACAGCCTTTAATGCCCTGCCATGCTTATTCTTCGCCCATGTATACGATTTATCGTATTTGGTCGCAATGTCCTCCAACTGCAGATAATATATTCTTTTGGTTTTCTGATCTATTAAACCAATATACATTTTATGAAGAATGTCATATAAATCTGACGGTAACTGTTCTATTGTTTTAATGATTCCCTGCTTTATATCAACCATTTTGTCAATGCACTGATTTATTTCTTCCTCAATGCTTACATATCTGCACACTGCATCCGCCATTTTTTCTTGGCTGCATGATGATTGAACTCTCTCCCCTTCTGTTCTTGCTGTTGTATTTGTTGCTATGGCTTTCCACTGCTCTTTTTCAACCATTTTGTTTTCAATCATCTTGTCAAGTTTACGAACCTGCATTAAATATTCTCTCGCTTCCACGAAATCACCCCTTTTTCAATCCGCCTTTATCCGCAACCGTTCCTGCATATGGGTTTCTTTTCATTGCTACCCTTGCCGATTCTCGGATGTTTTTTTGTTTCTCCATTGCATCCATGTTCTGTGCCGAGTTAAAACGCAAACTCGGTTTCGCCATGTTATTTACTGTTCTCATGTTTAACCTTCCTTCCTCTGCCCCTTTTCCCTTTATCATAACAAGGGCAGGAATCGCTGCGATAACCGCCATTTTTAAGTTCAATAACCAATCTGCTTTTGCCTGTCATTTCTGCATAATCACACGCACTCTGCAGTTCTGTATAACCGTAATTACTCGGTATTAAATATTTACACCCATCGCAAACACCCTTATCCTTCACGGTGATTATTTTATGCTCTTCCTTTTTAGCCAACTCTCGATTTCTGTAATACACATCCAAACAAACCTTGCGCTTTAATTTCTTTTGGCACTCTTGCGCTCCGCAAGTCTTTTGATTGCCTGTCCTCGGTGCAAACTCTTTACCGCAATATATACATTTCCTGTTTTCAAAATTTCTCATGTTACAATCCCAGCTTGTCCTTCACTTCAAAATATGTATCTTTTACACTTTCCCTTCTCCTGCTTGACCCTGACATTTCAACTGGAAAACATCTTTCAAGTATTCTGTCATATATTCGTGAATACCCCACATCTTGCGGTTTCTTTATTTCCTCTGCTGTTAGGTTCGTTGTGATTATAAACGGCAAGCCCGATCTGTATCGGCTATCAATGATATTGAAAACCATTTCTTGCATATACTCTGATTTTCGTTCTGCCCCTAAATCATCAATCACTAAAAGCGAATACTTGTTTAAACTGTCTATATATTTTTGCTTCCCTTCATACATTCCCTGAATCTGATTTGTCAGCCTTGCAAAGTTCGTCATTAATACGTTGTAACCCTCATCAATAAGGCTGTTCGCTATACAGGCAGAATAATATGTTTTCCCTGTTCCCACCGTACCGAACAGCAGCAGCCCTTTTCCTGTCTGTCTAAATTCATTGAAGTTATCAACGTATCTTTTCATTGCATCTGATAGTTTCGGGTTTTTCCTATCATCATTTGCAAAATTCCAATTTGACATATTAGTATCTGCAAAGCATATTCTTCTTCGTCTCTCACGGTCTTGCATTCGTTCTCGTTCCTTATATGCTTCTTCCTCTTCCTTTCTGCAACTGCATATAATAGCCACTTTTCTTTCAATCCCTGTGAAGGGATGCTTTATGACTGTTTCAACCCTGTCATGGCATTTTGAACAGTGCATAAAGCCATCCTCACCGAGATATTTTTTATCAGGTTCAGGAACTTTGATTGATTCCAATATTTCATCAAACATTTAATCACCTCAAAATAAATCGTCTAGGTCTGTCTGGTCATTTCCAACTGGAACACCTGTGTTGACTTCTTGTTTCTTATTTCCGTCTCTCCTAGCCCAATTTCTAATAGTTGCATAATGGCTTTTATATGATTTCCCTGTACTAGCAACATAAGAAGATAGATTTTCAATTTTCTTCTGATAATCTGAATATTCAGTTTTTAGTTTTTGCAGTTCATCATCAGTTAAAAGAACGTTGTTATATTCTCCATATTTATGTTTTACTTCTTTCTTAGGTTTTTCAGTATCAGTAACAGTATCAGTAACAGATACAGTAACAGTTGTATCTATATCATATTGATAGGGTATCGATACCGTATTTCTGTTATTATATAAATCTCCTAAGTAGTTTCTAAAATCACTATTCTTTATCTTCTGTATTGCATCCAATAATGGCTTATCTAATTTAGGGCTTGAAGTCCAATTGTAACGATACCAATTTAAAAGAAGCACCTCTTTTGTATTGCTTGAATACCTGATTGTGTTATGCACTTCACTAAAGCGTTTAATCAATCTCTTTATAGTATCTTCGTTATACCCTGTTTCATTTGACATGTTCTTTAAACTGACTTCATAACACCCGCATAAATTTGTATGTGGATTCGTTATTAAGTACAGGTAGAAAAACTTGTCTTCGGGTGTAAAATCGTCTACAATCTTACTATCTGTCCAAAATGACATTATTACATTTCTATAGATTGCCATTAGTAAACACCCCTTGCATACTGTCTGAACAGTTCCTCATTATCCGCTCTCTTTTCCTTTACCTTCTTATCACTTTGTAAGTGTGGATATTGTTCCTGAATCTTACGTCTTGCCCTGCCTACACTTTCAAGCGAAGGCAAGCCTAATTTTTTCAGATTGCATAAAACAAAGCAGAATGGCTTTTCGGTAATATCAACCCCTTTTTCTTCTTCAATATGCTGCGCTAATACAGTGTATAAGAACATATCACTGTTTCTTGTTTCTGGTCTTTGCTCTAATATTTTTTTAACTAGATCATGCGTTGTTTTCTTCATTGTCTTCTCCTTTCATGCTCATGCTTGCTTCAAATTCTCTGTATAATTGCATCCAGTCATCAAATGCCATTGTCACTAATACTTCCGCATGGTTTTTCTTGTGGAATACTGCAGGGAGTTTTGCGCTCCCTTTAGCATCCCTTTTCGCCTGCGCCATCCAGTCATACAAGTGCATTTTCTCAACGTGCTTCGCTTCAATATGAATATATGGAAGCCCTTCAACATCTGCATCACCATTAGCACCGCAATACTGCTGTCCACGTCTGCAATCGTAACCGTATTCTCTAAGCATTCCCGCAAGTTGTCTTTCAAAACGGTTTCCCTTTTGCTTTGAATTTATTGTCATGTTATCACTCCTGTTAAAATGGAAGGTCTGTATCTGTCGCATTCAACCAATCGTCTTCCTTTGGTGTGCTTGCCTGTGCGCCTTTGCTTTCTGCAAATTCCCAAGCTGTCACCATGATGTAGTTAAATTCGTTCCATTTTCCATCATCATCTTTTGATGTATCTCTACAAGTGATTCCAGTGAATGCAATCTTTGTTCCCTTGTGCAGATATTTTTCCGCACGTTTTGCATTATCTTCACCAATGATTTTCACTGTCAAAAAATCGGTAATCTGGTTTCCGTCTTTATCCTTTCCGAATGGAAACGGTCTATCTACTGCAACAGTTCCTGTTCCCATTTTTCCACTTGTCGCAAGTGTAAAATCTTTTGTCATTCTTCCCATGTAACTTCCATTATTCATTTTTGCTTTTCCTTTCTATAAATACGATTTTCCAAATATGCTTCTAAACTCGTTTCTATCCCCATATTCGGCTTCAAAACGCTTCTGCGCTAACTTCTTCAAGTGCAAGTCTAACTCACGGTTAAAGTGTACTCCTGCGCATCCTGTGTGGTGTGATTGGCACAACCAAACCGTTAGCCCATACTTTTCTGATTGTTTTCTGTTTGCAGTGCCGTATATAATGTGATGTCGGTGCAAATTGTAGGGCATACCGCAAAAATAACATTCTTTTTCAGTTTGAATTATGCTTTTCATTTAGGTCACCCCACATTGATTTCATTCTTGCTATTTCATCAGGTGGAATTACTTCAATACCTAACTCCTTGCACTCACTCACAATTCCGTCAATGAATACACTCATTGCCTTGCTATCAAATGTTGACGAGCCAAAGAACACCTGCATCTGATGCCCTTCTGTTCCGTTCACATTCACTTCGCCCAAATCAACGCAAGTTCGATACAATTCTTTCAATCTATCTATTGCGTTTTCCTTGCAGATGACGAATGTAAACTCTCGGCTATACTTTTTAAGCATTTCAATGTATACAGACCATCTATCAGAATGAATTACCTCCGCTATTTTCTGCATCAAAACCCACGCATAAGCATTTGCATCAAGTGACCGCTTCTGCCTGTACTTCTTCGCTTCAATGGATAATTTCTCACACCCTGCAAGGAAGTTAATTTCTTCGGATGGTTGCTCATTGATTTGAAATGTGATATGTAACTTGTTACTTTGCCAATCACGCTGCACCGATAACAATTTTCCTGTGCATTCCATGCAATCACCTACATTTCTTTAATCTTGTTTAAATTATCGTTAATGTGCCTGAACTGTCTTTCGTTAAGTTCTGCCAAATCAGAAACTTTGTAAATCGTCAATATCTTTTCTTCGTCAATGCCCTCATCCGTTAAATGCTTGCGGAGTGCCTGTACCTTTACATTGGCAATCTTCATATTCCCGATTTCCTCGGTTTTCTTATCATCCTTTTCCTGTTCCGCTTTTGCATCCGTCTGGTTCTTGTATTCATCCGAATCGGCATCCTTTGTATCATCCAACAGGAAAAGACCATTCAGGGCATATTTGCGGGCATATGAAGATGCCGTTCCTGTTATCTGTGAATCATCCATGCCTTTCTTTTCGGCTGCTTCCCTTGCCATTGCGGAAACGCTTATAGTTGCATCTGATTCCGTATCACTAAATGTTGCTGTTGCTTTTACATACACCCTTCCTCCAATATCAATAATTTCATCTGTTAACGTCAAAGCGCATTTTTCTTTCTGCAAATAAGGCTTTACCGCTTCGCAAATGCCCTCTGCATTTCTGTACTTGTACTTCCCGAATGAATTATATAAATTCTTCGGGGCTTTAATCTCCGTCTGAATACGCATCAATTTTTCACTTAACATTTAATAACCTCTCTTTCTTTCAGTGCTTGATATAACCTGCACCATTCAACAGCCGTTAGTGTTAATTCTTTATCCTCTGACCTTAGATTGTTTTTCATTAAAATTGCTATGTAAGATTTAGGTATTAAACATAGATTTGATAAATCACAATTTTTTCTGTTACCATCAAGAAATATCAAGTAACTATCATCAGGAACTTTGCCATTGACTTTTTCCCAAATATGTCTATGCAGAAGTTCATAGTTTTGATGCTTCTTTTTCTTATCACCAATCTTGATATGCAAATACCCTTGACTATCTTCTATAACAGTTCCAATATCTAAATACTTCTTTGCGTTTTCTCGCCCTCGCCTGCTAATAACATCTTTTGAGCAACGCAACCCCTTGCGCTGACAGTGAGTTCTGATTGAGTCATAACTCCTGTTTGTTCCGAATATCTCATTAAACAAAGGTGTCGCTCTTGCAGGACCGAGATTGGGATAGTTATCTTTCAACCATTCTTCTTGTTCTTGAGAAAACGCAATTTTCCAATTCATCGCAATAGTCCTTTGATTGCAGAATTGTCAAGTTGCCTTGTCTGTGCCATCAGTTTTTCGGTTCTAAGAATTAGATCACCGTTGTTAATCATCTGCTTTGCTAAATTCATAATCAAATAAGACTGTTCGTTTTCCGTCTGTCTTTCCTCTGGTGTAAAATCATTTCGTAACGTTGTTTCAACTCTATCTCCTAATACTTTCTGTAATTCAACTAATGTCATTTTCTTCTACCTCCTGCTTTTCTTTTTTAACGCTGATTTTAACCTCTATATCTTCACCGCCATAATTAAGAACTTCCTCGGCAAGCACTATTGCCCTGTTGAGTTTTTCATACTCAACTTCGATTCGGTTATATGTTTGTGTAATTGTTACGATATACATTTTTTGTTCTCCTTTTATTAAATTACTTGTTTTTTAAATAAAATCTGAAATACTCATTTGTGTTTCTTCTTGCCATACAAGCATTTCGTTTTTTGCCCTTGTGTAAAAATTCCTATCAATTTCAAATCCAAAAGAACTTCTACCCAATTCCCTTGCAGCCCTTAATGTCGTGCCACTTCCGCAACATGGGTCAATAACTACATCACCTTCATCAGTAAATATTTCAATCAGTTTTTTTAACACCTGCACTGGCTTTTGGCTTGGGTGTATTTTGGGGATTTCCTTTCCGTCTTTTTCCCACTGAAACCAATTAAAAATCATTTTTCCTGTTCCCCTTATGTTTTTTCCTTCTTCGTCCACCTGCACTCCGTTTCTGAATTTCGGAAGTCTATCACGATATAGAACAAGCGCATATTCCGTTGCACCCACTATTCGCATATTTGCTTTTAATACTTGAGGGCTATAATTCTTGATAAAAACAAGAGGAATGTAATTTACAAATCCATGCTTCTTTCCTGCATCAATCAATGTCGGCAACTGTTCAAAACTGCAAAATACAATCATGCAAGGGCTATTAGAACTCCTGCCCCTAGATAATGGCTTTGTATCATCTTTTTTAAGCATCTTCGAACAGAAATGAAAATACTCATAAAGATTAAAATTGAAATCACTATTAAAAGCCGATTTCCCTGCGAGTTTGCTTTCCCCATTCTTATTGTCACCGCCTATATACCACGAAGGATTGCTGCCATAGAAATTCTTTCCCACGTTATACGGCACATCTGCAATAATCAACTGTGCGGGAGGTATCGCATACTTTTTGTAATTCTGCATTGAATCCCGATATATCTCGCATTTAAGTTTCCTTTTTGTATTCATATCTCTCCTTTACCATTCCACTTCTGGAACTTCTTTTCTGTAGTTATCTTTTAGGCAATCCTCACAAATCCATTCATCGTTTATGTAATACGCATATTCATCTTGAATTGCTTCACCGCACTCTGAACATTTCGGGAGTCTTTGCAACCACATATCTTTTTCACTTTCATGCTGTTCCCATAGACCATAATTATCAGGAATGTATGACATCAGTAATCACCCCATCTTCAATGGTAAATTCAAAACCTAATGCATGAAGCGCATACATTTCTTCCAGTGTTGCATATCCTCCATAAATTAAATTAGTTTCCATTACTTCTCCTTTCCGTACGCATTTAATGCGATTACAATGTTGTTTTCTTGTTTCTTTCTTTCTTCTTCTGTCAATTCTGGTCTATATACAACTATGATTGCACCGTTGTACGTGTACTCCGTAACCTTCATTGATATTTCCTTTCTGTGCTTAAAGCACAATTATAGAGCAAAAAAAATTACTTATTAAAGCGAATCTGGTTTAATGTCATTCCAAAAAGAGATGCAATCTTTTCTGCCATTTCGATTGTTGGCTGTGTTTTGCCGTTTTCGTAGTTGCAATATGTACCCTTTGCAATATTTAATGCTTTAGCTGCTTCTGCCTGTGTCATTTCCGCATTTTTTCTCGCTGCTGCTACTGAAATACTCATATAATCACTCCTTTCCTTGAATTGTGCTTAAAGCACAAGCCCATATTAATACATCATATAGTGGTTGTCAATACTAAAAGCACAAACTTTTATATATTTTTCTTGTTTTATTGTGCTTATAGTGTATAATGTTGGTATACAAAGGAAAGAGAGGTGATATTATGGCATCTAAGTATGACTTAAATGTATTTGCTGAAAACCTTAAATATTATATGAATTTACATGAAAAGACTAGAAAAGATTTATCGGATGATTTGGGGATAAGTTATTACACCATTTCGGATTGGGTTAATGCAAAAAAATTTCCAAGAATTAATACTCTTGAAACTTTAGCGGATTATTTTGGAGTTGAAAAATCTGATTTATTGGAGAAAAAAGAAGAAAAGCCCATCGATGAAGGGCTTTCAGATAATAAGAAAAAACTTATGGAGTTTTTGGAGTCTGTTCCTGACAATAAGGTTGATTATGTAATTCGCATAATGCAGTCAATTCTTCAAGATGAAGAATAATTTTATTTATTTGTTCTTCCGTTAAGGAATCAATGTATTTAATTAGTGTGGTATTCATGACATTCTCCTTTTATACGAACATGAGTTCTACAAAAGCAATTTTATAATAAAAATTTAGTATATTCATCATATAATTGTGAATTTTTTTTGACAATAACAACAAGTCGCATAAATTCGACAGGAGGAAACAAATAATGTTAAATTTAATCGTTTTTAAATGGGATGAGGTAATTATATACCTTAGAAAGTCAAGAACAGACAGCCCGAACGAAACAGTCGAGGAAGTATTAGCAAAACACGAAAAAATGCTGCAAGAAAAAGCAGTTGCAATGTTCGGGAAAGAGATTCCAGAAGAAAACATATACAGGGAAGTTGTATCTGGTGAAACGATAGAAGATAGACCTGCAATGATAGAAGTGCTTTCCAGAATAGAAGACCCTAATATAAAAGCAATCCTTGTAATAGAACCGCAACGTCTTTCACGTGGGGATTTAGAGGATTGCGGAAAAATCGTTAATTCATTCAGATATTCAAATACACAAGTTGTTACTTTGCAAATGACATATGATCTAAATGTTAAAATGCACCGCAAATTCTTTGAACAGGAGTTATTGCGTGGTAATGACTACTTAGAATACACAAAGGAAATTTTACACCGAGGAAGAATGGCTTCTGTTCAAAAAGGCTGTTATATTTCTCCTGTTCCACCATACGGATATAATAAGATAATGTTAGGTGATAACCCAACACTAGAACCAAATGAATATGCAGATGTTGTTAAACTTATTTTTGATTTATATGTTAATAAAGGAATGGCATATGGCGCAATCGCAACTCATCTTGATGAAATGGGAGTCAAACCATATATTCGGGAATATTGGGAATCATGCTCTGTTCGCAACATTTTAGTAAATCCGCACTATATCGGTCTTGTCCGTTATGGATTGCGAAAAGTATCAAGAACATACGAAAATAATAAAATAGTCAAAAAGAGAATATATGCAGATGATGAAGAAGTAATCGTTGCAAAGGGATTGCACGAAGCAATTATTGACGAAGAAACTTTTGATAAAGCACAAAACCGCATAAATAACAACCCACGTACAAATGCAAATACAAAGTTGCGAAACCCCTTTGCGGGAGTTTTGCGTTGTAAAAAATGCGGAAAAATTATGGATATGCAAACATTCAAGCATACAAAAAGTAGAGTTCTTTGTACAGAAAAATCTTGCTCTGTAAAATCTATAATGTTTTGCAACATATTAGATGCGGTTGTTTTTGCTTTGGAAAATGAACATATGCCTGAACTAGAATCAAAACTAAGTAATGATGATGGGTTGTCTGCAAATATCCAAAAGCAGCAACTTGAAATTCTAACCAAAGAATTAGAGGAAATGAAAAGACAGGAAAATAAGCAGTATGAGTTGCTTGAAAAGGAACTGTATACAGAAGCAGTATTCAAGAGCCGACATGACGAATTAGTAATCGAAATGGACAAACTAAAATCAAGGATTTATACATTGAAGCAAACAACACCGAAAGAAATTGACTATGCAGATAAAATTATTAAACTGCAAGATGCAATAGCAGGACTGAAAGACGATTCGATTTCAGTAGAAGCAAAAAACATTCTAGTAAAAGCAATAATTGAAAAAATAGAGTATGAATTTATTGAAAGGAAAGGTCAAAACAACGTAATATTTAAACTTCATATTTTTTTACGCTTATAGTTATGAGCATTGGTATGCTAATTCATTAGTATCACAATGCTATAAAAACGGATAAAGCGTTGATATATCTAGTTTCATGGATGAGAACAAGGGCAGGAATAACCACTGCCCTTTACCATTTTGTTAACCTCAACAAAATGGTAATTTGTTCAATTTCTCGTCTTTTTCAAAAATATAATCACTGATAAAATCCAAACTATCCATGAATTGAAGAACGTCAATCATGTAATCATCAGAACCGCTTTCACGTTCTTCTTTTATGTATGAGTTGATAAATGACCTTGCTTTCTTTTCTATCTTTTCTTGCTCGTCATAAATATCAATATCATCATAACAGTGATGCTTTAATACCGTTGTTTCGATTACATCAAGTTTTCTCCAACACTCTTTTAATACATAACACTTTCCGTCTGTATCTTCGTTTGAATAGCCTTTCAACAGGTCTTTATATTCCCTATGTATTTCCGCACACATATCCTGCAGCCTTTTAAATTCTTCCTCGCTTATTGGTTCTACTTTCGGTTCGTGAACAGGTTCAACGATTTCAGGCACTTCTGCTTCAATGGTTACAGGCTCTTCTTTCTTCACACTCTCTGCCAGTAGCCTTTTATATTCCTTGTTGGTCTTATAAGATAGAAAGATAAATAATGCGCCTACAATAAGAAACGGTGGCAACGGCAAACCGAACACTATGCAAATAATTATTCCTATAACTAAAAAAGTGATTCTGTTGATTTTTAAATTTTTGATTTTATCATCCATTATATACCCTCCCTTATTAGATCATGTGGGTCAATACCCAAAGCATCCGCTATTTTCAATCCATTTGATAAACTAGGCTCTTTTCTTCTGGAACTCCTATAATTATCAATGGTTGATTTTTTGATGCCTGTTTTCACCGACAATTCCTGCGTTGTTACCCCTTTTTCTTTGCATACCTCTCTTAATATAAACATTCAGCCCTCCTATATATTGACTTTTATTTTCTTTCTTGCTACTTTATTTTTAAAGATGCTAGGACGGTGGCAAGAAAGAAGTTAACCGAATCACACCGCCCTAGTGTCAGCCCTATTTATTTTTTATTCTTCTTTTTCCTTCGGAAACTCAATTCCAATTATTTCCATTAGATTTCTATAAGCATCAAGTTCTGTGCTTCCTCTTTTACTTTCCTTAATTAAAAATCTTTGCATTTCTTCTTTTGACATTTCGTTATTCTCCATTGTTTAACTCCTTTCTTGCTGTTGTCTTGTAACAATTATATATTACCATATATTAACTTTTGTGCCTATTGGCATAATACACAAACTTCATTTCAGCCTAAAGGCATATTTTCATACATTCTGCCAGTAGACTAATTATGCCTAAAGGCTTATAATAGCATCATAAGGAACAGGAAATAATTACCAGAAAGGAAAGGTAAACAACATGAAACAACAGGGCTACAACGATTTAGCAGGACAGTTAATGGAATACGGAATAGAATTATCACAAAGAGAATTTCAGGCAACTAAGAAATCAGATTTTAAAACACTAAGAAAGATATGTGAAATTAAAACACATATTAATGCATTACTAGAAGCACTTGATGAAGAATAATAAATTTTAAAGCTGCCCATATCGGCTATACGGTGGAGAAAGAGGAAATATGACAGCAGCAGAACAGAAAGCGAGAGAACTTATAAGCAAACAGCCTTTAGAAAACTTATTAACACAATGGGAACTGACAAGCATAGTTACTGACGAGCATATACCAACAGTCAGAGGATGGTTAATGGATGAGTTAGCAAAAAGGAATCCAGAAGCATTTGATAAATGGCTTGATAGTGATAGCGAAGATGAAACATTAAGACAATATATGATGAAATAGTAAGGAGGGTATTATGTTAAATCCGATGTGCTTAGATTGTGTGAGTTTAAATAAAGATTGCAACGGTACAACCTGTCAAGCGTGGACAGGTTGTATATACAAACAAAAAGACAGAAGCAAAAAGGGCATGATGTATTTTGAAAAAAATCCGCTTTGGAATATGAACAACAAAATAAAAGCAAAATTCTCACGCTTGAATTATTCAACAGATAATTATATATATGTCGGTCTTTTGGTTTCTCCGATTGGGTGGACACGTTCCGATTACATCGATATAATGTCCTATTTTGATTGTATAGGGTTTGAAAAGATAACAGAAGAACAGGCAAAAGAATTTTCCGCTTTGCCTACTGGAAATTATCAAGAGTTTTTAAAACTAGAAAGGAAGCCAAAACGTGAAACAGTATAAGGGATATTACATTGACAACGTTATTTTTCACAACGAAGCAGAAATTGATGCCATGCTTAAAAGAAAAGACATTGAAGGGTATCAAAGACTTTGCAGAATGTTTGCAGAAGATTCTTGTGTGGAACTAATCGCAATGATGACACCATACGAACACCGCCTACATAATGAACACGGTTTATCATATGCGGAAATCGAACAACTTGAAATTGAAGCATACGCATAAAAAAGAGGGAAGGCTTGACACCTTCCCTTTTAATATGCCCCTGTGCTTGCGTATTTGCCCCATACAGGCATTTTAGAAGCATTCCCGTGTATTTCTCTATGGTCGCTTTAAAATGCCGTTTTTAAGCAAATTCAGCATGGTTGTATTTTGTTTTGCGCTTCCTATGTATGCGCTGATGCCGTTTGCCTTTGCAACCTTACTGCGATACGAATAATTACTGTCAACCTTAACCGCCTGCAATGCTGCAACGATACTTGATGTTGTTCCAGTGTATTTCGGGAAGTATGCTTCTTTTGAATCCTTTTTATATAATTCCTGTTCTTCTGCTCTACGTCTTACAAGCCCTTTCAAAACCTTCCCACTTGCCTTATTATACAATACAATTTTATCCCCGATTTCTTCAATCGTTCTGTTTTTGCATAATGCTCTAAGGTTTCCCGCACCGCAATTATATGTAAATGACACAAGTGCATCAAACTGATTTTGGTTGAAATTACGGTTAAGCGCATTTACTGCATTGACAGCACTTACACAATCGGCTCTTAGATAGCCTTCTGCTTGCGCTTCTGTTATTGTCATGCCCTCTTTTACATCTGCACCATAATGTCCGTAACCGATTGTCCAGTATTTTTCAGTCGGAACTGGCTTATATGCCGTAAGACGTAAACCCTCATATTTTTTTATTATATCTAACCCTTTTTGAGAAAGTTCCATACTATACCGCCTTTCTAGTTGTAATTAGTTGTTTTGTGTACTCCAATACATACCAATATGCAAAAAGCAAACGCTGCAAACAATACTGCCCCTGCAATTGCAATTCCTTTCAATATCAACATAACTACACTCCCTTAATCTGCTTAATAGCCTGCATTACTTTGTCATAACCAATCATTGCGCCTAACCAATTCGCACACATCATCAGGAACAGACAAATAATATTAAGGCTTGTAAATGCGATATCGTTCCATAAATAGAATACTGCTGTTCCGATACCGCCTACAAGAACCGCAACAATTAACACCAAAATATTTGAAGCATACTCTAATTTCATTGAATCGAGGAACTTCTTAATACCTTCTGTAAATAAACTTGTCAGCACTGATAAAACCGTTAATAAAACTAAAAATAATTCTACTGTCATAAATAAACCCTTCCTATTCGCTTTGAATAATTGTTGTTATGATCTGCGTTAAATCAATCTGTTCCCTCATGCTTTTAGGCAAACTCTGAATAACCTTCAATGGAACTTTCGTTCTGTTATCACATTTAGATTTCCAATAATAGAAACCTGACGAAACAGCAATTTGCGCCATCCATGCGACTGTTATTGTCGTGAAGTCTACACTTGGAAATAATACTGCTAATAGAAAAAGGACTATCAATATAAGATAGTCCGTAATTAGCAGCAACTTTGAAAATTCAATTTTCATTTTGAATCGTCCTCTAAATCTTTGATTCTGTGATTAATAACTTTGATTTGTTCTTCTACAACAGGCATTCTTCTCGCAAAATTATTATGTTCCCTGACTTCCCTTGTCAGTTCTTCAATTTTTGTATCTGTAACTGCCTGTGCCGTTACTAATTTATTTTCGATTTTTTTGTTACTCTGACTGTTTGATAATACCACCCCTGCAAGGGATAACACCCCTGTGATTAACGCAACAATTACTTCCATCTTTCATCCCCTCTTTTGTATATTTATACTCCCATATGAACAATATCAACCTTTACCGTTCCAGTGGGAAGTGTTTCTGCTGTGAATGTCAACTCGTTTGCACCTTGAGAAGTTGCACGAATTGCAGCTACATTATATATTTCTGCTGTTTCGGCATTGGCACTTACAATTACACTCTTTGTATCGTTCATGTTTAATACACTTGCTGTCTGCGTGTATGTATTATTGCTTTCAACCCACCCGCCAGCAGGAAGTGACACTGTTAAATTAACAGGCATTGCACCGACAAGCATTGTTTCTGTATTTTCATTGATTAGGTCTTGGAGATTTACAAACCACTCATTGAAAAGGTCTGTCCACTGCTCAAAAAGCGTTGTTGTTGACAACTGCTCAATTAAGCCTGTCACCCATCCACACAATTCTGTATTGCCCCTTGTATCTTCAATGTCCGATGCTTTGATTTCGGTTGCACCTGCACGAATATAGATATACGCAAGGCATCTTTCCGTTACGGTTTCTGTTCGTTCCATTGCAGGCTTTACAGGATTTGTTGCAAACTCGCTATACTTGAAGTAAGGAACGGCATCCCTTACTGAATCGGTTTCGTCCGCACGAATACACACCGCACAATATCTGTTTAAAAGCACGTCAGAACCTTCAATCACTTGCAGATATTCGGAATCATTGTTCACCCAATGCTTTCCTACCCATCCTCGCCCTGTTGCAATCTGAACAGTCATCCCACTGTTAGGCTGCACCGCTAATTTATTCCCTACAGATGCATAAACACCCTCTGTTATTAAACCTTCAAAAATTTCGCTCATTTGCTGTGCATTATAGAGCCTGTCACCGTTGACAGAATTAAAAAAACCACTTGTCCAAGCCATTATTAACCTCCTATAAGTTAAATTGCGGAATCAGTTTTAAACCGTCTTTATCCTCTGATTCAATTGCACTTAAAACCAGTACATTTTTACTGATGCCATATTTATTTATTACTGTTGTTGTATCACCTAAGAAGAAATCCGAACCATAAACAAACGCTACATCACTCAATACCTCACCGCTAAAACCTTCTGTTATCGAATGTGAAGCAAGGTCTTCTTTTCCGTTCTCTTTTAGTAGTTCTATATAATCTTCAATAGGGATTTCGTCATCATTGCCCTTGTTCTGCGATATGTTTCTTGCATCTGTGAAGATTTCGTATCTGTCAAGCCCTGCATTTTCGTCACCGACTGATGCATAAATTCTTTCCACACCTTCACCCTCGCCACCGATTAAAGTGGTATTGCAATATTCCTCTGTTGCTAACTGATATTCTGTATCATACAGATTTTCAAATTCATCAGAGAATACAACATACGGTCTTTCTGTCTGTCCGTATGATCTATCCAAGCCCTTGTAAATATCAACTACAATTTTATTGTTTGAAATATATAAATCCCATCCATAGTTATACAATTTACATATTTCCTGAATTGCAGTTCCTAGAACATCCCCTGTTATCTGTTTTGCTATCGTTTCCGACAGCCCCTTTTTCTCGCCTAGAATTAGATTCGGGATGATTCTATTTGCATTTGTTGGATTGATTGCATTTTCTGTTATTAATCGTCTGATTCCGTCCTCAACAGTTTCGGAAAGGTTCGTTTGATTCCAAACAATCCTTTGCATGAGAATGAATTTTAATTCCCTGCCTGTGACGGATAAATAATCTCCGTCCTCAACATCAGTAAGGATATTAATGTTTTTAATAATCATGACTTTTTTATACGTTGTCACACCATCAACAACAGTAATGTCAGAAGAACGGACAATGTAACAGTTTTCTTTCAGAATCGACAAAGCATAATCTGTTGCGCTTAGATATAATTCAAAATCACCTATATCATAATAAGCAGGTCTCCAAATATTACTTACATACTCGTCAATGATTCCCACAATGGAAAAATCACGATTCAAAACGTAGATATTATTCATGATTACACCCCACTATATAACAGGCTCGTTGTGAATGTTATTTGTAGATTTGATATTCCGCTATCTGCATCATAAGTGAATACATTGTCTCCACTTGCCAACACAAACCACTTGCTATCGGGTGACATATAGCCCATAGCATTGTATGAAACACCCTCTCTAACTAGGGTGATTGACTTTTCACCCACATTTGTGTTAATGACGATTTTGTCAGATGGCAACATGGTTGCATTCAGTTTCATTTTCTCGCCTGTCAACACGTTATACAGAACAGGATTTACAACGCTACCAACAGCAAACAATTCTATAATCACACCTGTTTCAATATCACCTGTGTTTACAATACTTCTTCGCTGATTCGTTGAAATTACACTAAACTCCGTTCCACTTTCTGAAATAGCAAAAGGAAACTCAAATAATTTAGAAATATCACCAAAGGCAGTGACAAGATAGTCCACTGCCTTAAAGTATGGTTTCCCACATACAATTGAAATTTGTGCTACTTGGCTTCTGGCAAATAAATCGCACTCTATCAATTCAACTGTACCCTCGATATATACTTCCCTTGATGAATTTTTAAAGAACAACTGTATATTCTTTTTTACTGGAAAATATTTATAAAGGTTTATTCGATTTCTCTCAATGTCACCCTCTAATTTTATATAGATGACAATGTTTCTGCTTTCCAATCTAGCGGAGTTTATTTTATTTCCGTCTGTGGTTGAGTTTGCGGATATACTTAAAGTTGCTTTCGGTGGAGCAAGTCCTGTTATTTTATAGACTGTATATCTTTTGTCATTGCTTAGTGCCAATTCATCACCACGATCATTTTTTACTTTGAGCGAATACATTACACACCTCCTGCATATCCTAAAAGATTTTTCGATTGTCTATATATTTCAAGCCTGCTCAATGGTTTAGGGCTATAAATGTTTTGTACAAAATTAGCACCGCCAACAGAACCACCACCACCAGAAGACAGGTTGCTTCTAGTATCATAAACAAGTCCTGTTGTCAAATTCTTCATGGAATTAAGAGCAGATTTTGCATTTTTATCAATTCCGACTGCGATACCTTCTGGAATCCACCGTCCGATTTCTTTTGCAAATACTTTTGAAGGTGAATTGATATCCAATGCTTCTTTCGCACCGTCAACCAAGCCTGAAAAGAATCCCTTTACATTTTCAAAGAATTTGTCTTTAGCATCTTTAATTCCCTGCCATACACCATCAACAATGTTTTTGCCGATTGACAGCATTTTTTCGGGAATACTTTTTGCACCGTCAAGCACTTTGTTGACAAGTTCGGTAATGGCTTCTTTTCCCTTCTGCCCCATATCGGTTTTCCACTTATTCAACTTCGTTATGGTATTCACTAACCAAGTCCAGATTTTAGACGGCAACTGCTTCACATACTCGACAACTTTGTTTATGAAATTGCTTGCCACCTCAATGGCTTTTTGCACCATTTGAGCCTTCCATTGTTCAATTTTTGTAATTGTCTCGACTAACCAAGTCCAGATTTTAGACGGCAACTCGGAAAAGAACTGCACCGCCTTGTCTAAAAATGCAGGAATAGTCTCGGTGAAAAATTTTCCGATTTCCTCTATTTTTCCACCTATCCACTCTTTCGCTGTACTTATCGCACTCTTGATATTTTCCCATAGGTCTAACCAAAACTGCTTAAATTCATCAGAAGTGTTCCAAAGATAAATAAACGCTGCAACAAGTGCAGTTATTGCTGCAATAACTATTCCTATCGGATTGGCTGCCATAACAGCATTGAGTGCTATCTGTGAAATCTTCAAGCCATCATTGGCAATCTTAAATGCCTTTATTGCCCCAACAACTCCCTGAATCATTGTAACAACATTCCAAGCAACAAAGCCTGCACCGATTGCTGTGATAACTCCTACAATTGTTTCTCCGTTGTCCTTTATCCACTGGAAACCTTCTACAACTTTCGGGAGTATTTCATCTTTCAGATATCCGAATCCATCTTGTATTCCTGTAACGAAAGGATCAATGTCAACCCCTTCTGTAAGCCCTAAGACTTTATTAAGCAAATCTGTAAAGCCATTTTTTAAAGCCGTTGTTACAGGCTCTATTTTCTCGCCCATCTGCGCAAGTGTGTCTGTGTAGTCTGCTTGTGCTTTTCTTGATTCGATAATGGAAGCATTATTCTCTTTGTAACTTGTGGATAAATCACCATATATCCCGCTTAGAGTATCGGCAATTAATTCTTGTCTTTCTTGCTCTGTGCTACACTTTTCAAGTTGTGCATTGAAATCCTCAACGGTAATTCCGCTCCATTCGAGTGCATCTGCCAAATTTCCCTGTACAGAGCCGAGTTTACTTGAGTGATTAATGGCTTCTGCGAGACCGTCCAAAGGGATGGAATCGCCAAATTTCGCCCATATTCCCACACTACTATCAAGCAGGCTGTTGAGCGTATCGGTTTCTGCACCCATTGCCATAAAGTTTGACATGGTAGTAGTTGCTGCAGTTTCATCACCAAGCACTCCATAAAGGTCTTCATACTTTTCCTTTGCATACTCTACACCGTAACCCGCTTCCTCGCTTGCGGATGAAATTTTATTCATCTGCTCACGGTATTCTTGTGTAGATTCTGCCAATCCTAGAAGGTTGCTTGCAGCATCCCTTAACCCACCGACAAGGCTTGTAAGAGCATTTCCCACAAACGTAGCAACAGCACCTTTCATTACAGTGAATCCGTCTCCTGCTTCATTTGCTTTTTTCTCTATATCATCCAAAACCTCGGCAACGCTTTTTCCGCTCTTTGCAGCTTCTTTTTCTGCTTCTGATACCTTGCTTAGTTCTTCGTTGTATTTGCCGATTTCCTTTTCAGTGCTGTTGATGACTGCTTTTTGATTGTTGATTTTTATTTTCAGGTCATCTGCTGCCTTGCTGCCCTCGCCCATTTCTTTAACAGTCCGTTCATACTGCTCTTCCAAACTGCCAAGAATGGTTTTTTGGCTCTTTAAATTACTGTCAAGTTGTTTTAATTTTGCTGATATTCCGTCTGTTGATTTAGTCCAATCATCCATACTGGATGAAACAGCCTTAAATTCACTATTTGCAACTGCAACCTGCCTTTTGGCTTCCTGCATTGCTTTTTTCAACTCACTAATATCAACAGCGAATTTTGTTGTTGTTGTATAATCAGCCATTTTTAAACCTCCAAATTAAAACCAATCATCACC